GTTTCCTATATAATATAGCAAATGTTCTTATCTTTTTTGTTTTGCTAGAGTAGATAGTGCTTCTTCTTCACTCCACCCTAGTTTAAGCCTTTCACGAACCATGTCTTTACTACCCCCTAGGTACCTAGACCACTGCGAGGCTGTCATGGTTTTACCATCGTATGTGTAAACCTTATTGCTTCTCCTGTTGTTATCCTGTGTTTTCATGTCCACCCATCTACAGTTAGCAGGAGAGTAATCTCCATCTACGTCTTTCCTGTCTATGGTTAGTCCCTCTACGTACCCGTTAGCTAAAGCCCACGATATAAAGTTAAGTTTACCTTCGGTTCCTAACCATTCTTCGCAAAGTTTTATTCCTCGTCCTCCGTAGTCTTTATACTGAGGGTGGTTTGGGTTTGTTGTTCTGGTTAACATATTATTATGAGTCATATACAGCTTTGAACGACTTAAACCGTGCTTATAACCGCTAGTCATAATACCCCTCCACTACATTTCTAACGATTCTTTTAGTTTAGTTTTTAAAAATTCTTGCATATCCTCTATAGTCTCCCGGACTACTGCGGAGCTTAATCTTTCCCTTGGATGTGCCTTCTTCACTTTACTCTCGATCTGTGAAACAGTTAGCTCCTGAAGGATATAAAAGAGAACTTCCTTTTCAAGATCAGTAAGCGTTACAGTTGAAAGGGTGTATTCAAGGGCTTCATAGTAATCTAGCTCTTCATCCCTTACCGGGCTCTGCTCGATCAGATTAGAGACATCAAATTCATTTTTGGGGACAAAGACCCTTTGTCGGTCTCTGTATTCCCCTTTTATATAAGAGTGTTTCACCCGGTACGTTAACTTTGTCTTAATGTATCCGGGAAAATCCACTGGACCGTTTATATCGTATTCCTTTACTAAACGGACAAATTGTTCATTCACATAACTCCATAGCTCTGATTGAGATATAGGGTCCGGCATGTAGTCTTTAAACTGATTGTAAACACTCAGCCTAAGGTTTTTGTACTGGTGCATAAGCTTATCCACGTCCCGGAGGAATACCCCGGTAGCTTCATTCGTATTGACAAGGTACCTGTTTCCATTCAATATCTGTGACTGCTCTTTTTCAATGTCTCTTGCCAAAAGGATTCTCTCCTTCTACAACCGTTTTGATCTTCAATCGTTTACAGAAGATGTCTGAATAATGAATGGTATAAGGTACTTCAACTTCTTGTCCTTCAAGGTAGCATATGCTTTTACCCATTGCCCAACGGTCACTCACGTACTCAAAGCGGACAACTACAGTCTGAACACTGTAGGAGTCCTTAATATCAATGAGAACGCGTTTGCCTTCAGTAATGGTCTTTTGAAGGAGCTTTTTGATTTCTTCATAAGGTCTAGGTACATTCACATCACTGCTGCTTGTTCTTTCCCTGTAATACTGTAGGGTGTTTGCGACTATATCTCCGTGACTATCCTTCTGCAAGCTCATACCCACCCTTCTTGTGTAGTAAGGAGAGGGAGTCCTCAACCTTACTCACCATTTTGAATTTCTTCTTGTAATTGAGCCATTAGATCATCCGTATCGTCAGCAGGAGCCTCAGCCGCAGAGTCAGCTACTTGGACTGGAAGCGGAATGATCTTGTCAATCCATCCAGAGATGTCTAATGTTTTGTTTTCAAGGGCCGGATACTTACCGTCTGGATATTCAACTAAGATTAGTCGGTTAAGCAGCTCTTCACGTACAGGTTGTCCTTCTTCTGTTTTAAGCCAGTCCACAAAGTTCATATGTTTCTTTTTATGCTCAGTACCGAAACGGTCTACATAAACATAATTGGCACCTGACTGGTTTACGATCTTTGACTCCTTAGCCATTTCAAGGAGGTTAAACTCATAATCCATACCGTTATCTGAAATAAGGAATCCGTTAGCGATCTGGAACGGACGGGATACTTTAGACTTACGAACGTGTACACCCATGATATGTCCGATCTTTTCTTCACTCTTTTTGATTGCATTTTTCTTTTGAATCTCTAATCGAAGTGAAGCGTAGTGCTCCCAAGCATTTCCACCCGGTACGGAATACTGAGGGAACATTGGGTTGCCTCCGATAGAGTCACGTACTTGGTTGATACCAATTAATAATGATTTAGTTTCAGAGATTAATGGACCGATCTTGGTTACAAACTGTGTAATAGCTTTTGCCCTAGCTCCTACGTTTTTGTCACCAAAGTCTTTCCCTACTTCATCTTCTGAAGGAGTTTGTCCAACTGAGTCCCAAATGTAGACTACTCTTGTATTAGGGTAATTCTGGTGGAAGATATTAATAGTTTGCTCGATTGTACGTCCAACTTCTTCAACTGTCAACTGTACTTCAAGATTACCATTTTTATCTTTCTTCTCTGGGTCCGGCTGCTTAACTAATACTTTACTTACATCGATACCTAACTGGGCCAAACGTACACGGTCTGCTGTACCTTCAACGTCAATTAAAACTACGATACAACCTAGTCTGGTCGCTACCCGTGCAGCGTGGTAAGAGATTGTGGATTTACCTCCTGAAGGCTTACCTGCAATTTCTACCATTCTACCAAATGGTAACCCACCACCGAACACTTTGTCAATACGTGGCATAAATAATGGTAATCTGTCAAATACCATTGCATAGTCTGAATCTTTAAGGAGTACTAACCCTGTATCTCCCGCTAATAACGATAAATCTAAATCTAAACTTACTGGTGCTTTTGTCTTCTTAGCCAATGCTGTTCCCTCCTGAAATTACTTCTGGTGTGTTCCCTCTACTCCGCGTGCTTCCCTGCCCATTGTACGCTTTCTTAACCACAATAACGCTTCTTCCAACTTAGTAATAGCTAGTGCATTATCCCTGCAAGCAAATTCGGACTTTTGAAAACCTTCTAATCTGGTAATAACCATAGCGATAAGGTCTTCATTACATACACCGTTAACACCGTTTTCCTTAATAGGGCCTTCTTGGAAGTCTATAACGGATAAAACTTCACCTTCAGTGTTTGTTACGCTGAAATGGTGTGGAGCATTAAACTTAATAAACTCTTCATCCTCATGGAAAACCTTTGTATATTTACTAGTTAATAGGTCATGTTTAACTTCTTTTGGCATAATTTCCTCCTAATTGTATATACTCAAAGTAAGGACCTAGCCCCGGAGGACTAGGCACTTCTGAATTAGATATTGCCAAGCTCTTTAGCAAGCATAGCGTCAATGTCATTTAAGCCATTAGCGTTTACGTGCGGAGCTGCAGGAGCAGCCGGAGCTGTTGGAGCAGGTTGGCCCATTCCAGTAGGCATTAACGTATTGATGTCTGTTTCAGGAAGATCATCAAAGTTAGGTACAGGAGCCGCAGGAGCTACAGGAGCTTGTGGTGCTGCATATGGGTTAGCTACGGGTGCTGCAGGTGCAGTTGGGGCCGGAGCTGCTACATATGGGTTAGCCACTGGTGCTACAGGAGCAGGAGCCATTGGATTTGCTGTTGGTTGAGCATATGGGTTTGGCTGTGGAGCCGCTGCATATGGATTTGGTTGTGGCTGAGCATACGGATTAGCTTGTGGCTGCGCGTATGGGTTAGCTACAGGAGCAGTGCCCGGTACAGGTGAAGCACCTAGTTGAGCATAAGGATTTACTGCAGGAGCGGTAGGAGCTGCCGCTTCAGCATTACCTTGGTTTGGTTTACGTCCTTCTTTCATATCGATGAAAGCTTGTACCCATTTTTCTCCGTTTACAAGACGCTCTGTTGGAACAGCTTGAGCGTTAAGGTCTTCTAATAGGTTTTCCCAACCTTGTCCTAATGGAGGAAGAATAATAGTGTTATAAACTTCCACTGGGTATTCCATTTGACCTTTAGCAGGTTTAGAGATTTTAACTGGGCTTGGACGGTTAATATCCATAAAAGATAATTCAGAACCAGATACGTTGAGTAATGGGTCAGCCAATTTCTTTAATAGATTTTGGAAAGCTGACTGAGGTAACTCAAACTTACGGATTACTAGATTACCTTGTTGATCTCGTTCTTGTACCCATTGCTGAGTGTTAGCAGGGTTTTGAATAACACGAACCGCATTGACTAAGAATAAACGTCTTGGTGATTGTTGACCACCGAAACCGTTTGGTAGCATTTGCTTTGATTGCCATTCAGTAATCTTGGCCTCTAATAGAGAACCCGGATTTGGTTCAGCATCCAAAGTGAAATTAGAGTTAAGCTGCTTCCCTTGGGAAGTCATAGCTGTAAGGAAAATTTTACGTACAGGCACAGCAAACATGCTTACTAAGTCAGCGGAAGGTAATACTTGTACTAAAATGTCACGTACACCTTTCTCAAAGTAAAGCGGCTTTTGCTTTGTTTGTGGATATTGTACCTTGTCGTGATCGTTGTTTCCTTGCTCTAATTGTTTTGCTGTTGCGTTAATGATGTCTGCGAATGACATAGTTTTGTTTCTCTCCTTTGAGTAAATGAATTTTTTGGTGTGAACTAACGGTAATGAAGTAGAACACTATATAAACAGTGTATCATATAGTATATCCATAGTCAACTAGTTTTATAACTTTTTTTAATGATTATTTTGGCTATTTACAAAGAATTGCCATGTCCAGTAACTAATATTGGTATGATGAGTATAGTTATAGACATGCCATCTCTGTATCTCAAACCAAATACCGAAGGATACTACTCCGGCAATGATAGCTATGACTACGAGCCATACAAGCGCGTAGGACATAACCTCTCTCAATCTCTGATTCTTCGCCATTACTTCTCTCCCACGATTGCCTTAGCAATTCTCATAGGGTCTGACGTAAAGCGCGGCAGCTTGATCTTATTCTCCCTAGCGAATGTAACCATGTCCATAACAAAGTTCCTGTCAGTAGAATAAGGTTTTGGAGCTTCGACCCCAGTGTATGTCCCCAGTAACTTAGCTATAGCTAAGTCAAGCTGATCGTAACCATCCTCTAATGAGCTAGCTGTTGCTGTTTCTTCAGCGACTTCTTGTACTGGCTCCTCTGCAGGTGCTTGAACAGCTACCTCTTCCACTTCTTCAACTGGTGTTACTTCTTCCTTGATTATCTCTTCTAATTTCACTTCTTCAACCTTATGAACAGGCTGAGTTTTAACTTTGTTTTTCTTACTCATATCCTCTTCTGTCCTCCTTTTAAATCTGTTGAATATTCCCATTTTTTAACTACCCTCCTTTAGTCTTCTTGGTCAGGTGTTTTTTCAATATAGGAACCTGCTCCACGTCCATAGGCTTTGTCTTCAGCTACTTGTTTACCGTAGGACTGTAGCATGTCTTTCCGCTGTTCAAATGCTTTCACGATACGTGCTATCCTTCCTTCAATGTACTTAAAATACTGTACATTGTTGGATAGCGTTTCATAGGCGGGTTGCCTCTTAATATAGGCTTCCACAATGTCCTTTGTAGGCTTACCTTGATGACTTGTAATAAAGTCTCTAGCCTCTTGGTCCATTTTAGCTATCTCTAGCTCCAAGGTCATCTCGGCCTGTTCCTTATACAGTTTGATCTTCTCAAGGAGAGAGGACCAGTAAATGTACTTGGATGGCTGCTGTAGCATCTCTGTGGTCAAAATAGCCTCATTGACCTTTAGCTCTTCCTTCAGATCGTATTCTTCAAATTCTCCTTGATTGTCTACGATTCTGAGAAACCGAAAATCTAAGCTGTCAACCTTAATTTCCAACATGTTCACCTCTCTTACGTGTGAGGGAAACTTTCATTTCCCTCTCTCTGTTTATTATAATACTATAACTCACTCTGTATGTCAACTAGTAAATACAGAAATTATAGAGACATTTGATAGATTTCTTTTTTGGCCTCAATTGCTGCTGTAAGCTCTTCAAATTTATCAGGTGTAATGATCTTCGTTTCCTTATAGTTCTTGATTTTCTTAAGGTCAAGATGGAACTTGCAATAGTTTTGGATGGTCTTGAATGAGTTTAGGTCATCCATGTTATAGCCTACCATGTCATTGTAAGTTACACCGATCTCGATGTCAGCAGCGATAGGGTAACGTAAACGCTCACCTTTCCAATCGATGAACAACCAGTCTACAGGTAAGTTTTCCATGACGTACTTACCGACCTTAGCCATGATATTAACTTCTTCAGGAGGGCAGTCCATAACGATAGAGTCATGTACGGTAATAATGATCTTGGACCGCATGTTATGTTTCTCTATGAAGTTATTAATATGAACTAGTGAAGTATTTGACAAAAAGGCACCTGTACCCTGAATCTTAGTGTTTACAGATTGTCTAAGGGCTGCACTGACTTTTGATTTGTCTTGGGAGTAAACATCCCGCAGGTTCCGTCTGAATCCCTGCATACACTCTACGTAGCCATGAGCTTTGACAAATTCATGTGTTTCATCAATAAACTGCTTAATACGCGGTTTGTTCCTAAAGAAGTCCTCAAATAGCTTTTCTGCTTGTTCAAGGGTCATCCCGTGCTTAGCATAATAACTAAATGGTGTTTCTCCATAGGCAATACCGAACGTTGTAGACTTCGCTGACGAACGTTGGTCATCTGTAACTTTTTCTTTTGGTACACCAAATACAAGTGAAGCTGTTTCCCTATGGATGTCTGCTCCATCAAGGAAGGCCTGCGTCATTTCCTCGTCCATAGCTGCTAGCCCAAGTACACGGGATTCTAGTGAGCTATAGTCGAGCTGTAATAGTGCTCCCCCTTTAAACTGGGTGACAAACATACGTTTAATAGGGTACTTATAGTCGAAACGGGTAACATCCCCGGTCTTCCTTGGCATCTGTTGTAAGTTCGGTGAAGAAGATGACAGACGGGAAGTTGCTGTACCTGTAGGGTTAAATCCTCCATGTAGCTTTCCTTCTGGGTCCACCATTGCCTTTAGCTTATACGTAAAGTTCTGTTTACGTGTTTTAACCAATGAGTGTGTTAGTAACAGCTCAGCAAGCTCAGCAGAATTAGGGAAGTGGTTTTTACAATATTCCAATGTTGTTTTATTGGACTTGTAGTGGTACCATTCGATCTCATCTTCTGGGATACCATCTTCCATTACAGAGTCTACTAAATACTCTTTGTTATATGGAGGACGGTTACCTGAATATTCGAACATAACCTTCTGCTTGTCCGTTGAAGAGTTAGGATTAAAGATGAGTTTGTCTTTATACTTATCTCTTAGCTTA